GGACTTCCTGGTTGAACTCGCCGCGTTCCGACTGGGAGAGTTTTTCGAGCGGGGCGACGAGCAAGGGCGGCGGAAGGTCAGGCATGATTAATTCCAGGCTTTGCGAATGCGGTTGAGTTTCGACAGACTGGTCATCATCACGCGGCTCTCTTGCTTGAGGCCGATGTTGTGGCGGCGGGCCTCGTTGGCGCGATTCATGTGGATCGCAGTTAATTTGGTACGACTCGTCACGCCGACGTTGTGCTTCATGTTGGCGGCTTCGATCGAAGGCCGGATGTGCGGCTTGATCTTGAGGGGGACGTGAAAGGGATTGTTGTACGTCCCCGTCTTTGTGTCGGGGGCATAGCTATAGGCTATGGTCGATCTCAGCAGACCCGTATCTACTGGCACCAACGCTTTCGCGATACCGACCATCGCCTGGCCGGCGACATGCATGCGGCTCTCTATTAGAGAATCAAGCCACTTTGTTGGATTCCAAGTGATCGGCATGAATCACCGCCCCGCGACGAAGACTTCGCCGTCGTCACCCTTGCGATACACCATGCGACAGGCGCAATTCGTCCTGCACTGACGATCGCCGATATTCCTGAGTGAGCCGATAGAGACGAATCCTCTCGCCGAGTCGTCTAGGCAATCCTGGCAGTGCTCCGCGTCGCCTAGCTCAAGATGCTCCTGATCGAAGATCGCCTCGCGGGCATACGTCGCCCTGGCAATCTCTTGTGCGTTTCCCCATACCGCTGCGCCGTAGGATTCGGCTCTGGCGATGAACTGCCCCGGCGTCATCGGCGACGGCGTTACGAGGATTTGCACCGTCTTATCGGGATTGAACGGCTGAGGCCGCATCATGTCGATCTGGAATCGATCGATGTACGCGTCCTGGACTTGGGCTTGCCGTTCCGCTTGCTGGAGTTCGTCGGTCGTCAACGCACGCGGCCCGAGCAGGCCCATCGCGCCGGCGACGATCGACTCCCGGACGAACGACTTCATCCGCCCGAAGAACCGCCCCGCTTGTTCACGTAGAGACCGCCCGACTTCGACATCTTCGGCTGAGTCGAGAAGACTCCTTTTCTCTTGCCATTCGAGGTAGAGCCGCGAGAAGCTTTCTGCTTCATGACGGAGCCAAGCTTTGGAAAAAGCGCGGATAGCTTCGAGTAGTTGAAGATGCTCAGTCCCACTCAACTGTCCTTTCCGATATCGCGAGGTCCAACCCAGCCGCTTCAGGACGTGGGCGAGAATCGCTTCCGCCGACGCCGGCTTGGCGATCAAACGCTTGCCGCCTAGCGCGGGTCCACGCTCCACTGAAGCCAGCCGAAAGGGTCGCGATCCTCATCCTCCGCGTTCAGTCCTTCGATTCCATGAACCGCCGGATCGGCTTGATCGCGAAGCCCACGGCCAACGCCAGGATCGTCATCATCGCCATCCCGAAGATTTCGCTCAGCGCTTCCACCGGGTTTCTTTCCTTTCGGATCTCCACCCTTGGATTTCTTCTTCGCGTCCATGTTGCCGACCGCCGCAGAGCCGCCGCCTTCCTTCGATCCTACAGCGGCGAGCGTGCTTGCTGCAATCTTGGCCTTGGTCAGTTCCTCGATCATGTCGGGTTGGGCCAACATGCTGTTCTGCCAAGGCGCGTCGCCCCACGGCACCGGCGGCAGGCCCGTCTCCTGATTCGCCTGGTTGATCGTCATCGAACCGTTCTTGATCTTCATGTCGAAGACCCTGGCCTGCGCCTCCTCGTCGAGCCGCATCGGGTCGTCGAACGCGAAGAACAGGCGGCGGTCCCATTGCTTGATGATCCAGGTCAGGCGGCTGGCGATCGACTTGCATCGCGGGCGAACGGCGTGCTCGGCGTGCTTCTCGCGGGCGGCCTGCTGATTGGCGAGGTTGGTGTCGGTCGTGAAGAATTCGTAGGGGACGCCGAACGCGGCGCAGATCGCCTGCCAGTCGTACTCGGCGATTCGGAGGCCGGACAGATCGGTCGGGCTGTACGCGGTCGGCATGAAGTCCCACGCACCGGTGGTCACGAGGATGCCGCCCTGCGCCGATCGGGCGTGCTTACGGTTCAGGTCTTGCTCGAACCGCTCTTTCTCGTCGCGGCCGGGAGGATTCTGCGCGTCCTTGGGCGTGGCGATCATGTTGGGACGCGGCCCCATCGCCAGCAATTGCTCCTGGACCGACACGAACTTGTCTTCCAGCCGGGCGTACTCGATCGCGGCGTAGAGCGGCGAGTAGTTCGCGCCGTAGGGGTCGCGAAGGCTGACGCCGTGGCCGAACTTGATCATCTGCTCGCGATAGATCGTCGCGGCGTAATACTGGTACTGGCTGACGACCGGAGTGTTCGACGTGCGGATCGGCAAGACGTACTGACTCATCAGCGGCCAGAGCGCCGTGTATGGACGGCCTTCAGGCCCTTCCGGGTAGAAGTACGCCTGCCCGATGACGTCGCAGTACAGGCAGATCAGTTTGAGGAACGTGGTTCGGTCGAAGTCGCCGTTGGGATCGGGGTTGTCGAGCGTATCCAGAAACAGATGGTTGCGGATCTCTTTGACATCCGCGACGTTCGTTCCATTACTCGCCACGTCGCCCGACCGTTGCAGATATCGAAACTTGCTGAGGCTGATGTCGCGGGGGTCGGACAGATCCTTAGGCTTCTTGCCGTTCGACGCGTCCATGTACAGTTTGAGCGGAACCGCGCTGACGGCGTCGGCGTTGCGGGCCGCGCAACTGTAGGCGATCGACTTGAAGCTCTCGACCAACTGGGTCGGCGAGGGGGCTCGCTTCGCCCCCCACGCGTCGGTCGTGGACGGGCCGCCGATGTACGAAGACCCCAGGGAGCTTCCACCCGGAGGGCCGGGCAAAGCCGCCTTGCGCCCGTTGAACGCGTCGGACGCGACCTGGAGTCTTTGGATGAATGTCGGCAAGGTGGTTTATTACCGGCGAGATGTGTTCAGGCGGGGCCAACAGGACCACCAAGCGGCGGCGGCGGATAGACGATCGGCGGGTCGCTGCCTGGGAACGGGCCGGGGCTCGGCTCGGGAGGCGGCGGCGGGTCGTCGGGGGGCGTCGTCGGCGGCACGGGTACGGTCGGGTCGCTCACCAGCGTTTCGGCCGGCGGCGCGACTCCGATCCGGCTGAGCGACGCACGCGGTTCGAGGCCGTCGAGACGCGGCGTGAATCGATGTCTCATGCGATCCTCGAATGGGATCTGCGGGCGGGGTGAAAGTGCGTCGATCAGAAAGTGTATTGCCGCCCGCTGGTCGTCAGTTATTCACCGGCTAGGACGACTCCACGGCTGCCGGTACAGATGTCAGCAGGACGGGCGGCGGCGCTGACCCACGGTTCAAGGTGTATTAAAGCAACCTGATGATTCAGGTGAGATAGCCGCTGTACTTTGTGTACGTCGGCAGGCACTCCGGATTTCGCTTGGCCTTGCGTCGCTCTATTCGGCGCTTGATCCGCTTCACGAACTTACGGCTCCGCATATTCCATCCGTTGCCGTCGGCCTGCTCACCCATGCCCATCGATCGGTCCCTTATTATCGATACTCGCGATTTCGATTAATACAGATCACGGCTTTTCGCGTATATCAATGAGGATCGTATCGTCCACGTCCGTCCGGCGGCGGCTCATCGCCTGTCCGTTCCATCGCCGGTCGCCGTGGCACATGCCCTCGCGGCGTTGCGCGTCGGCGATCATCGCCCGACATCGCGGACAGATTTCGTCGTCCGCGACGCAGCCGCAATCGGAGCAGTAATCCTCGGCGTCGGCCGCGATCTCGTTCGTCATGGTTCCGGGTTCACAAATGCACGCACGGCGTCGATCGCCCGCGTTCCGATATCATTGAGCCGCACGAGGACCACCAGCGGCAACATCAGCACGCCCACGACGACCTTGCCGAAGAACAAGAAAACCCAGATCGCGGCGAGGCTGAACGACGCCAGAAGGTCATCAGGCTGATCGTTGATTTTCTTGTTTCTCTCGCCCAAGGCTCACACCAAGCTTTCCATCTTCAATGATAGTCAGTACGCGGTGGGTGTGTGATTCCAGTTCGGCCTTCGTGACCTTGTCCAGCCATTCGTGACGAATGCGGACCCGCAGCGGAAGAATGTTTCCAGATTGCGACAACACACGGATATCTAGGATAACATCCGGCGCGTCTTCCTGGAATACCATTTCGTCGATCTTGCCGGATCGCGGCGTCCACCCGCCGACCATCGACGCCAACTTGGCGATCTGGTCGGCCGTCAGTCCGTCAGGTCGGTCCATCGCGGGTCGTCCCATTCGCTGGCGACGGCGGCCTCGAAGCCGGTTGCGTCGAAGGGGGGAAGCGGGTCGCTCGCGTGCTTGGACGCAAACAGGATCGCCGCGCGGGTCGCCAGCAGCGGCGGCCTTCCCGATCGGGCCGTCTCCACGTCCCAGCGGTTCGCCGGGTCGTCGCCCTCGATCGCGACCTCGTGGCACGAGACGCATCGCAGGACCGCCATGCCGTAGGCTCGCAGTAGTTTCGTCGAACGCTCAAGCGGCTTGCGGCAGCGAGGGCAGGGGGGCGTGACCGGCTTCAGGAACGTCTCGATGGCGTCTTCCGTCGCTTCCGGGGCTTCGGGTTCGCTCGCGTCATCAGCGGCGGCCTTCGCGGGGCGTCCTCGGCGTTTGGCTTCGGCGATGCTCATTCAAGACCTCGGGTTAAGACTGAAGGGCCGTGATCGCGTCGGCGATCCGGGCGTTGAGCCGCATGTTCTCTCGTCTGGCGTCGTCGAGTGCGTTCACTCGGCTGTTGCGGTCGAGTTCGCACGCGTCGAGGGCTCGCTTGAGCGACGCGTTCTCGGTTTCAAGGGCCTTGTTCTTCTTCACTATGTCGCTCGCGGCCTTAAGCACCGCCCGGTGCTCGCAGATCGGAACCTTGGGCTCGAAGAAGCTGTGATGGAAGTCGGCGAGTTTCGCAAGCCAGGTCATTGCCATCCGTCGGCCCACCATCGTTCGTTGTCGAAATCGGCCCGCGCCTCACGATCGCGCTGTTGGGCTTCCTCCCACTCGCGCCTGATCCGCTCGCGTTCCAGGCGTTCGCGTTCCTCGGGGGGCATCGACGCCGGGCCGAAGCGTTGGACCTCAAGGGCGGCGTAGGCGACGTTGTCGACCGTGTCGTCATGCGCGCCGTTGGGGAACGTCAGGAGTTCCGCTTCCAGATTGGCGAGTTCGGGATGGGATTCCGGGAACCAAATCTGACCGGCTTCCATGCGGATCTGAGCCGGGATGCATCGCGTGATCTTATCAAGGTTCGCCTTGAGGGCTCGGACGGCGAGTCCATTCTTTCGGGCCGTCTGGACGACCAACGTCTGGGCCGCCACATCCTCGATTCCCATGTAGTCGAGATCCCACTTCTCGACCATTCTTCGGCACGCGGGGACCAGTTCGTCGCCGACCATGCGTTCGCGGTGCATATCGAGCAGGATCAGGTCGGAATCCACCGTGACGGCCCACGCACAGACGCAGGTGTAATCCGCGCGAGTCTTGGTAGAGAATGCGAGGTCGCAGGTTCCGAACCGGCGGCAGTAATTGAGCCGGTGGGTTTTGTTCTCAAGCTTGAGGTACTCGCCGTCCGTCTTATAGTAGCGGAACCATGACTTCTTGAAGTCGCCGCCGCCCTCGGGGGTCGGGGAGCCCTGGTAGAGCGCCGAGAAAAAATATGTGCCTAACTGCTTCTGGATTCGGAGCAGGCTCTTTTTGTTGAACTGGTCCGGCCAGAGAGCCGGGCCGTCGTCATGCACCTTGATCCGAATCTTGACCGGAGCGGCCACGACTTCGTCTTCATCGTCGATTGTTTCCGTCGTCATGCCACAGCCGCATTGCAATAAGACAGGAACGACTCAAGTTGATTGAACGTCATCCCCTCGTGAGCCTTGATCCGCTCGGCGTGTTCGCCGGAAAGCGTCAATTCCGCCCACACTTCCTTGCCGTCGTGCAGCGTCGGAAGGTGCAGATAGGTCCATTGATCTCCTCCGGTCTTCATTTCTTCGAGGACGACGCCCGTGATATCGGCCTCGTGCCACCGCGTCGCAACCATGATGATCGCGCCGTCGGGCGTCAACCGCGTGTATGCGGCAGTGCGGAACCAGTCCATCTTCTTGGACCGTATCGTTTCACTGTTTGCTTCTTCAATGTTCTTAAATGGGTCGTCTACGCCTAATATTGAAGTTCCCTTCCCAGTCAACGCACCCCCGACACCGCACGTCTGCATACCGCCCTGGCAACCGTCGATCATCCAGTGATCGGCCGCCTTGCTGTCCTGTCGGAGTTTGACGCCGAACAGTCGTTCGCCGTTGTCGTCAAGCAGGTCGCGGACCTTGCGTCCCCACTCGGCGGCGAAGTCGGCCTCGTAGCTGGCGACGATATAGCGGTCGTCCGGCTTGCGGCCCAGCGTCCACGCCGGGAAATATTTTGATATGAACTCCGATTTTCCCTGTCTTGGCCCGAGCGTGATAACGAGTCGATCAATCGCCCTCTGGTCGATCCAGAGCAAGAGTTGATTGATCAGCATCAGGTGCCGGGCGGGCTTCCACTTCCCATTGCTCGCCAT